CGTTTTTGAGAAAATAAAAACCCAGCATTTGTGATGCATATCTGTTCAAGTTTTATATACTTCTCAAACTTATCTTTTGTTAATTGGTATGTCGTTCCATTAACATGATTAATTTTTACAAGATCGTCGATTTCTTCATAGCTCCCGATTTTAGTTTCTGGAGAAAGATTCAAAGAAATCATAACACTTGGATACAGAGAGTTTGCATCGAAGCTGACAATGTTCTGACTTATTCCAATTTTTGGAACTCGCACATACGCACCGGGATTTTTACCCTCCTTGAGCGGTCTTATAAATGTTGGGATGTGCTGGTTTCTCTTACGAGCTTGCACGGCGAGCGCACCATTCATGATGGGAAGAGTATCAATCGCCCTTTCGATATTCGACAGACCAATATTCGCAAGGAATCTCAAGGTCTTCATATATCTGAGCTTATCATCCAAATTTACTAGAAGCTCAACGTCTTTGATGTTGTAATCGACAAAGGTTTTCCAATCATTAACAGACAGTTCCCAAAGCTGACCATCATATTCTATTTTATGCTCTCCAAGCTCCACCTCTGCGATGTAATCCAACTTGTAGGATTCCTGCTTATCAAGCTTGAACTTCTGATACAGCACCATGTAGTCAACGGATGAGACTCCCTCAATCACAATTTGAATCGGAGGCTCTCCAAATTTCACAACCTTCTTGACCTTTTCGTAAATTCGACCAATTGGGGATAATCTTTTTTGCCATTCTTCATCAAGAACAACCGCTATACGATTGACAATGTATGGCATGTCGAATCCACTCGAATTCCAACCTGATACAACATCAGGATAATCCATCTCCCAAAACTTGATAAAACTTTTCAGCAAAAGCTCTTCACTTTTGCAGTGGATATACTTCACATTTTTATCTTTGATGTGAGATGTGTCGAATGGCTTCAATCCAAAAGTGACATAACGATTCTTAATCGTATCATAACAAGTTATGAGATTAATAATATCCTCTGGGTTTTGAATATCGGGAAACTTTCCTTTATTGCTGAAGGTTTCAATGTCGATAAACATGATTTTCAACGGAAATCTAGAAAAGTCATCATCTGTATTGGTCTGCCAATAATTATCGATCAAAAATTGCTGAGATGCTGGAATGTTCTCAAACACTCGGCGCATTTTAGATTCTTTTAAGAATTTACTTCGATCAAATTGAGTGTTGAACTCTTTCTTTTTCAGTTTTGTATTGAAAATGCTTTCAGCATCCCCGTCCTTATGCTCTAGGAGGATATAAGGATTGAAATCCAAATCGAACTTGACTCGATTGCCTTCGCTGTCCCATGTAAAAAGATGAACACATCTTTCCCGGTTGTTGTAGACGCAGTTTCTATACATTACTATTAAATATGATTATGGCCGATTACCTCAATGACTTGTGCAAGATTTACGAAAACCTTGATTTTGAATCATCGTACAAGGACTATAATCCGCAGATCGAAAATGTCAAGGCTGAAGCAAATGAAATTTGCAGTGCCATTGAAAAATATTTACAGGGAACCATAGCGTTTTATAAAACTAATAAAACTCAATTTTTCAATAATCCATCTGACATGAATAGCTTCGAGGAATTAAAGGGAATGTTTGAACGACTCCGACCAACACTGGCCCAGTATTCAGAATTCAAATAATTAATTATTTAATTCCAAGGTTTTAAAAACTGTCTGGAAGGATCTCCGTAAGGGGTGTTGAGAGCTTCCATAAACGCCCCAATGTTTTGATCCAGTTCCAAGAATCTATGAGAACCAATTTCTCGCAACGCAGGAACCAGTGAATAATATTTGGATCGGTTTTTCCAATTTAGAATTTTCTCAACCTTATTTGCAAGGTCTTCCCCGTCTGTAAATTTCAAATCAGGCAGTGCGTTCTGATAAGTCACCATATCCTGACACAAACAAGGAATTCCCAAGCAAGCAGCTTCGATATATTTGATATCCGATTTGCTTCTATTAAAATTATTGTCTTGTAGTGGTGCAATAAACAATTGCGCTTTGAGACTTCTCAAGAAGTTTGGATATTGCATCAAATTTTTCCAAGGATGGAACTCGATTTTCTTATCAAATACGAATTTTTGCAATGGAGGTGGCACAGCGCCGATGAAAACAAATTGATACTTGTCAACATTATCTGTTATAAACTTTATAACATGTGTGAAATCGTCTTGTTGTTCTGTTTTGTTTCCGACATCGAAGTGCGCTCCTGATCCAGCATACACAATTCTTGGTTTCTTCTTATTCTTATCAAAATTATCCACAATTTCTCTGTAATTGTAGTGATGACCGATCCACCAATACGGTGGGAAGTTGGGAACTGTGGTTATTTCTTTTTTGCCGGTTCTTAATTTATAAAGATCTCTCATATAGTTACATGTAACTGTAACTTCGTCGCACATATTGATCATATCGATACAATTTTGGCGAATTTCATCATTATCAAATGCTGGTTTATAAACATTGTAATCCGGTATGTCTTCTCTGAAGACAACATCGTCAACTTCATACATCAATTTGAAACCACATTCAGGTTGAATGCTTTTTAGAAATTTTAAGAACTCTTTTTGTTCATTGGATGCTTGTCTTTGCAGTTTAACAACTCTAACATTTCTATACCAGTCCTTATTGAGAACCATACTTGTTAAAGAAGTACTGTCTCCCAGATTACACATGTTCAGATGCATCTCAGGCCACCCAATTCTCCACATTCCACAACCTTGTCTATCTGCCATGTAATTAACATATCTTGTTGATTTGTTTTCAACAATAGACTGCTGTTTCGTCGTTTCTTTTTTTGGAGAAAACGATTTTGGAAACGGAGATGCGAATGGTTTTACGAACATGCAATAATTACTTCAAGTAATCATCATGTCAATCGCCTTCTCTTCTATAAAATGATGGTTTTTTAGGTTCGATTACTTCGGAATAATCAATTGGTGTTTTCTTACCACCTGCCATGTAGTCTCCCAATGCTTTTTGGTCTTGTATTTTTCTACGCTCAGCATCTGAAATCTCTTCACGCGCTTCATCGCTTATGTCTTCCAACACATAATCACTATATGATAAGAAATTTTCTTCGTCTCCTCCTCCTTCAGGAGGATCAAATCTAAATTCCTCGGGGGATTTATCTAAAGCAGCTATGGAATTATCTATAGCTGCTTTGTATGATGGTTTATATCTATCCCACATACTATATACATCAAATTTTGACCATATTCTAAATTTGATAGGGTGTTGTAAGATACCTGAATTATATAATTCGTCCATAGATTCAAAGTTTGTCTTTAAATCTGGGATATCATCTCTTGATCTAAGTTCATATAATAAGTTACCATGTCCTATTAAATTTTTTGACATTGCAAATTTACCATTTTCAGTAATTATACCGGTATAATTACCATCCTCCTTATTGGCATAATCATAATATTCCCCACCCACTGTAATATTATCAGGAGATTCCGATATTAGAACACACTCATATAACTCTGAAATATTTTTTAAATCCTTTGATATCATTTAATTATTTAATTCTTCGAGTTATATTATTCTCCTTTTCTAGATTGATAACCTCCCCGTCAATGTGCTTGATTGTCTCTTTCCGGTGTGAAATTGCATATACGCAAGTATTATTTTTTCCTATACGGGATTTTAAAACCTCGATCAACAAATCCAAACCTCTTTCATCAAACGCGCTGTCGAAAATTTCGTCATAAAATTCCAAATTACTGGAAATTCCACTGATTTTTCTTCGCATATCTGAAAAACTTAAAACACATGCGACATCGACGCTTCTCTTTTCAGCTCCAGATAAATTACTATATGAGAATTTCTTCCCTCCCCCAGTGGAAATCTCTTCATCGAAGTATTCATCAAACTTGCAAGTGATGTTCATGCCCAATTGATTGATATAATGCTTGATTGTCTGGTTAAGCATGTCCAAAAGCTTCTTAATTACGAAGCTTTTCACACCTTCTTCTCCCAATACGAACTTGCAAACCTCGTAATCAGAGTCTTTGAGTTTTCTTTCATTGAAATTTTCAGTTTGAATCTTTTTTCTGTCCTCGACTTTAGATATATTTTGTTCGAATGTTTCGGGAGATATAGTCATACCACTATTATCCTTATCAAAATTCAATAATGCTTCTTCGTAGTCACTTATTGATTGATTCAATGCTTCTTTTTTACGAGCAATCTCTTGTTGATTCTTAATTTGAAGATTAAGAAGCTGTATGTTATTTTGAATAATTGTTTTTTTAGATTCCCACTTGGTTTTTTCAGACTTTAATAGTATTGAATCGTTTTCAATAGATTGAACCTTTAGTAAACACTGTTTTTTCTGTTCTTCTATGAATTCAATATGATCATGAGATATGTTCTGCATACATTTATCACACTTGACGCCATCTACGGTATCAAATTTTGACAATTCTAAGTTTGCATAACTCAAATCCTTCTTATTTTCAGTTATCTTTGTAAGATAACCCGCAATTTTTCCATCGATGGCAGTCCATGCATCATCGAGTTTTTTAATTTGATCGGAAAGATTCGCAGAATTGGCTTCTGGTGCCATTTCTTCCAATTTAGTTCTGGTAGATGACAGCTTGTCCTCAAGTTCGCGCTTTCTCGACGATAATATAGCATCTCTCTCTTCGATTTGTTTCTTAATTTGATTCAGTTGATCAGTATATGCCGCAATAGAGGTGTTTAACTCATCCAACACAGCAGAAGATACATTCATTTCACTCTTATTCTCGCTTATTTGCTTTTTAAGATCCTTTAACATCAATCCAAAGATCTCAATACCAAAAATATCTTCAATAAACTTTCTTTTATCAGCAGCAGCCTTCAACATGAAGGGTGTTGTTTCACTAAGCGTCATTATGTCGCAGCTTTTGTGTATAACTGGATTAGTTCCCAACAGATCACAGATGTATTTGTTGGTATTTGTTATACTATCTCTCGTTATATCCTCAGTTCCTTTCCAAAGTTCTACTTTCGAAGGTTTAATTTGCCTTACAATTTTATAACTCTGAGTTCCAGATGGAATTTCAACATCAAATTCCAATTCAATGCGTCCTTTCCCCTTTGTAATGTTGTTTACAACGAATTCATTTTTTATTTTACCAATAGTTTCTCCAAAGAGTCCAAAAAAGTAAGCTGACATCAATGCACTTTTACCAACTGCATTTTTTCTATCGGGATTGTCTATGTTTTGCCCTGTAATGAGGTTCAATCCCTTTTGAAAGTCTACTTCGATTGTATCATTACCAATACTGAGGAAGTTTTGAACTGAAAGTTTCTTATATTTGATTCTTTTCATTATATTTTATTGCGCTTGTATAGATCTTCGTTGATTGCCTTCACTCTTTCAAGTTGTTTATCTTCCAACCCGAGCTTTTCATAAAACTCTTCAAACATTTCCGTGATGTTGATCGAATCAATCACCTCAACATCCTCCAATGTTTTGCTGGATACATTATGTTCAGTGGTGAATTGCCACGGAGACAGTTTACCAATAGCTAATTGCAGTTTTTCTAGCTTTTTATCATCAATTTCCTTATCAACGACCAACTTAACGACATTATTGCCCACTAAATCACTGTTTAGTGTCTTTATAGTACTGATATAAAGCTTTATAAAGCTAGGAGACACTGAATTTTCAATAAATTCGATAGATCCATCCTTGATATCCAGAATATGATAGCCAACTGTGTTGCCAACATCAGAAAAGTCCATAGAAAAGCAACTTCCGATGTAATTTATAGTGCCTTCGCTGTATTTTTTGCTGTTTCTGTTGTGAAAGTGACCAGAAAATGCGTTTTTTGTCTTAGAAAGTAGATCATTTGGTGATAATCCATGGTTACACACTGTAAAGTTGTTCATTTTGAAGGTTTGAATCTCAAAATGACCAAAAATGTAGTCATATTTGGCATCTGGTAGGTCATTATTCCAAGGAACCATCAATAATTTCTTATCGAAGCTCTCAAATTCTAATATTTTATCAACTAGGGTTATATTTTTATGCCCTTTGACCATTCCAAGGCTATGAACATCACTTCTATTCTTATAATATGCATCATGATTGCCAATGATCATAAACATATTGAAATTCTTAAACTTTTCAATGATTTGTGCAGCTACATGTATGGTTTGGACGCTGATTTCAGTTCTATTATCAAAAAAATCACCCAAGAAAAATACATCAACTATATTTTTCTTGGTTAATTCATCCACCATCCAATCTGCCCACTTCAGCGCAGTA